ATATCCTTCGCTGGGAAGGAGGACTCAGTAAGCACTCTAAAGACAGTGCATCATCAAACTGTGTGCCTGATGGCTCAGGCGTTCACACCAATAAAGGGATTACTTGGGCGGCTTGGAAAGCACAGCATGGAGATTCAGAAGAATCAGTAAAGCGTTTTTATGAGATGACTCATGAGGATTGGAAGTCTATTTATGAACTCTATTGGAAAGGCATCAAGGCAGATGATATTGAGTCAGATCTTATCGCTGAGTTTTGGGCAGATTTCGCTTGGGGTTCTGGTGTTTACGGAGCAGCAAAGCAATTACAGAAATTTATCGTATCAGAGGGTTTCTCTATCGCAGTGGATGGTAAGGTAGGCAAGAACACTTTAAGTGCCTTAAATCGCCTTATAATCATGAAAGGAGAGGACTATATCTACCTTAAGAGTTACGACCACAGAGTAAACTTCTTGAGAGGTCTATCTTCATTCAAGCATTTTGGCAGAGGATGGATCAGCAGATTGAAAGATTTTCACAACTACGCATTGACTAAAATAAATGGCTGATTCTCTTGAAAGCATAGGAAAAGAGTATTCAGATTTTAACCCGTCAGCAGATGATGGGATTTTGCGTATAGTTCAGAATTGGGGCAACGAGCTGATTGCTCAGATGCAGAACCGATTAAGGGCTAACAAGACAAACGCTTCAAGTTCATTATCTCAGTCTATTGAGCCACAAATCAAACAAGCAAGTGCGGACAATCTGAGATTGACAATTTTGATGGAGGATTACTGGCAGTATGTAGAAGATGGAAGGAGAGCCGGTAAAATGCCACCGATTAAAAACATTTACGAGTGGATTCAAAATAAACGACCTGTACAACAAAAGATTGCTCAGTCACCTGATAGAATAGCCGCCACAAAATCACTCGCTTATGTTATCGCTCGTAAGATTGGACAGAAGGGAACAAAGGCTCAACCATTCGTGACACCATCATTGAAACAAGTCACTACCCAAACCCTCGCTCAGAGGATTGGAAGGTATATTGCCGACACTTTAGGCAGTCCATAAAGAAAAAAGTTTTTTCATTCTGCAAATTATTTTTATATTTGTGGCATGGAAATACAAGAAATTGTAAAGCTAATCAAGCTTAAGAAACGCCACGGCATCATCAAGCGTGTGAGCGAAGAAACGGGGGTATCTATGCCCACCGTCAAGAAGTACATTGAAGGGAACGTTATTTCAGACAAAGCCCTTTTAGTTTTAAAGGCTGCCCTTGAGGACATTGAGAATGAGGAGGTGCAGCAATGATTACTATTTTAGTTGAGGACAAAGATGTTGTTGTTGAGCAGTATTTTGTCACGTTAATCTTTGATCGTGAGGAAATCGAGTCAATGATTATGGAGCATTACCGGGATGAGTATTCTGACCATGTGTACAGACACGTTGACGAGGAAGGTGCATCATTCACCACTGACTTTCTTTTGTATAACGACATCGAACGCCACGACGTTATCAATGACTTAATGTACTACCACGATTTAAAACCAATCAAAATAAAATTAGTAGAAAATGAAAACAAGTAACGAAACAAACAATCTTGTGAAAGCTCTATTTGAGTTCCAAGGCAAAGTCAACGCTGTAAAAAAGACAGCCAAGAATGACCATTTCCATTCTTCGTATGCGGATTTGTCCAGCATTCTTACAACCATCAACCCAGTGTGTCAAGAGTTAGGGCTTTTGATTACTCAGCATCCACACGATGATGTATTAGTCACAAAGATTTATCACGTTGAGAGTGGCGAATGGATGCAATCTGAACAGCTGTTGAGGATGCGAGATGCTAACAATCCTCAGCAGTATGGTTCTGCTTTGACCTATGCTCGTCGTTATGCCCTTGCATCTATCTTTAACTTAAACCAGGCAGACGATGACGGCAACTCTGCAAGTGGGCATCAAGTTAAAACAGTCAAGGAAACCATCACACCACAACATCCAATGTGGGATAAAGCCTTAAAGCACATCCAAAGCGGAGGCAAGATTCAAGACATCAAGGATAAGTTTGTCATATCTAAAAAACATGAGGAGGTGTTGACAGCAACGAAATGACTAATGCAGAACGGATGGAAGTTACAATGACTCAAAGCCAAGAGGAATGGCTCAAAGCAAGAGCCAACAGATTCACGGCTTCAGTAGTTCACAAGTTAATGGGTAGCTCACGATCAGGTGGGCTACTCTCTAAGACAGCAGAAACATTTGTATATGAACGAGCTGCTGAGATACTGACCGGCAACTCTAAGCCAATTTATGGAGATGCTCTTGATTGGGGTATATCACACGAGGCGGATGCCTTTTACTATTTCAATCAGCAGAACTTTCAAGAGTGGACATACTATGGCGGAGAAACCTATGTATTTATTCCTTATGGTGAGTACAGTGGTTATTCACCTGACGGCTTGAGTCAAGATGCAATCCTTGAAATAAAATGCCCTTACAATAGCGGTATTCATTTAAAGAACTTCAACATATACGATGCGGATAGCCTTAAGCAAATACACCCAGAGTATTATTGGCAGATGCAACTCGGAATGTTAGCCACTGACCTTGACTATGGTTATTTTGTTTCTTATGATCCACGAATGCCCGAAGAAAAACAGATGCACATTGGAGAGATTGAAAGGCACGAAGTAGAGTTTGAACTCAATGAGAAATTGACGAATGCTTGGGAATTATTGCAAAATATTTTGGCGAATTAAAAATAAAGTTTATATTTGAAGCATGGAAGTACCAGTAATTTTAGTTTTACCCGTCGCATTAATCATGGCAATTTGCTATTTAGCTTATTTGAAAATCTGCGATGACATTAGAGAATTTAAGGAGCTTGAGGATGAGCTTGAGCGTCAAGCCAACGAATCTGAAAAGCCGTATGTTGAACCACTTTACAGAAGGAGATTCAAGAAATGAGTAACATGATACAACAAAGGGTTGCGGCTGTTTTACTGAAGCACCCTGAAACCAAAGATGATGACCGAATGCTCACAGCCTATTATTGGACTATGCAAATGTCAGACGAAGGTATCAGAATAGAATCTTTTGACGATTTCAAACGTGAGTACACATTCGGCAAGTTAACCGATGCTCAGACCATCACGAGAATCAGACGTAAGCTTCAGATGGAACGCCCACAATTTAGAGGTCGTAAGTACCAGGACAAGTTGAACAAGGTCAATAAAGTAAAGGAGGATTTGGGATATGGAAAAAAGTAAGATGTTAGCGGAGGCGATCAACAAAGCTATTGATGAGATTGATCCTACATTAAATTACGATGAGTTTGCTGATGCTGTGGCTCTTGTTTTAACTAATGAATATGGCAGTCATTTAAGCATGAGCTTTGTAAGTAAATTATTATATTACACTGAGGAAGTTTATGGTGTACAAAGCAACCGTTAGGCTTTCATTATCGTCAGGTGTAACCATTCGAGGCACAGTCAACGGACATTGCAAAACGCCAAAGGATTTCTTTGATGTATGCTGTGATTATTTCCTTGAGGAAGTTTGGCACGATGGAAGCTCTATTGATGACATTGAAGTCAGTAGCATACAACCTGCTGACAGCTTTTCAAAATTGATTGCACCGGGTACAACCCTTGATGATGACCAAGCCAAACACGGACACGATTATACACCTTTTCACAGGTACAAGATTTTAGAAAATATTTAATATATTTGTAGAGTAAACGACAGGGTAGGAGCTGTTATGTAAAAAGATTTTTGCCTCGGCTGGTTAGATGGACTCCTACACATCTAATCGGTACGGGGCTTTTTTTATGGCACAAAATAAGAAATCATTCATATTGTACACCGACTTAATACATACGGTGGAGCAGTTAAACGAGGAACAAGCAGGAAGGTTGTTTAAGCATATTCTCGCCTACGTTAATGACCTTGATCCTGAAACAGACGATGTTATCACAAAGATTGCATTTGAACCTATTAGACAACAATTAAAGCGTGACCTTCAGAAATGGGATAGCTACATTGAAAAGCAAAGCCTTAATGGGAAAAAGGGTGGCAGACCAAAGAAACCCAAAGAAAGCGAAAAAACCCAAGCCTTTTCTGAAAAACCCAAAAAAGCTGATAGTGTTAATGTAAGTGTAAGTGATAGTGTAAATGTTAATGTAATAAATAAGAGAGATAAATCTCTCTTGGTGGAAAGGGATGAAATTTTTGATCAGGTTTGGAAGGCTTACAGTCAAGTTTCAACACGACAACCGGGAAGCAAGAAAGATGCAGCATTAAAGTTTAAAAAACTAAAACAGACAGATCTTGAAAAGATTAGGCAGCATTTACCCAAATATCTCAAGAATCACATCGCAGCTCAAAAGACAGATTATCTTCCTAACTTTACAACGTATTTAAACCAAAGGAGATACGAAGATGAAAAGCTGCCGTATGCGGATAGTCAAAACGAATTAGACAACTGGACATTATGAAACACGGATCTTTATTTAGTGGATTAGGTGGCTTTGATTTAGCTGCTGAGTGGATGGGATGGGAGAACATCTTTCACTGCGAGTGGATGGAATTTCCTCGTAAGGTTTTAGACTACCATTTTCCAAATGCTGATTCACATATTGATATATGCAAAACAGATTTTAAAAAATATGCAAACAAAATTGACATTCTCACAGGAGGATTCCCATGCCAACCATTCTCAATGGCAGGGAAAAGAAAAGGAACGGATGATGAACGCTATCTCTGGGGCGAAATGCTTAGAGCAATACAAGAAATTAAACCGGCATTCGTCATCGCTGAAAACGTCGCTGGTATCCTTAGTATTGATGACGGATTGGTATTCGAGCAGGTGTGCCTTGACTTGGAAGCTGAAGGGTACGAAATACAGCCGTTTATTATTCCAGCTTCAGCCAAAAACGCTCCGCACCGACGAGATAGAGTCTGGTTTGTTGCTACCAACACCTTGCAGATTCGATTACAACAGTGCAAGAACGGAAGAGAAATGGAAAGAAGATCAGAAGAAATATGCAGCGAAAGGGATAAATCTACAAATGGGATTAAAACAAATGGCAAGGTTTCAAATGCTACCAACACCGACTTGTCAGGATGCAAAACAAAAAGAGAACAGTCCAAGCCAACAACACAAAGTGAACGAATTAAGTATAGCAGTAGCAGGTGGGACAAATTCCCAACTCAACCCCCGATTTGTAGCGGAGATGATGGGCTTCCCACCGAACTGGACGGAATTACCTTTTCAAAGTGGAGAGCAGAAAGTATCAAAGGATACGGAAACGCAATAGTGCCACAGGTAGCACTTGAGATATTTAAGCAATTAGAAAAATTATACTTAGAATTGTAATCATGTTTATTCAGGATGTTAATCAGGAGATGATATTAGAGCGATTAAAAAAGCTCTGTTCATTAGGAGGCATTAAGCCACCACAACAAGGCAAAGAGTTCATTGAGTTTATTCAAGACGGATTCGCACGATGCGAGATTGAAACGATGGACAAAGCCTTTCGGGAATACTTATTAGGCAAGTACACGATCAGACAACCACAGCAGTTAAACGTCAAATTTGTAAGCGATATCATGAACGCCTACATAAAAGACAACAGTCACACTTTAAAACTAAAGCCAAGAGAGTATTTGGCAATAGAAGCACCGGTTGACAATAGTCCTAAGATGTCAGCCTTTGATATAGCCAAAAGCAACTGGGAGAATGTAAGAACAAAAAAGGCGGCAGTGTTCCCATCTCTACTAAGCAATGCTTGGGATGAGTTGACAGACAAGCCAAAGATTGACGAGAAGCGAGTGGTTGAGTTAGTGGAGATGATTAATGACAATCAAAACATTTGGTTTTATAAACTAAAACGAGAGCGAGGACACAAACAGAAACGCTCACAATTAGACGAGGAAATTATTTACAAGGCAGCCTGTATGGCATACTATTTAGAACTATGAAAGACTACTACCCTGAGTACATTGCAGCAAAGCAAAAGCTCACACGATTAGAAAAGCAGCACGACAACTATCAAAGAAAGGTCAGAAACCAAATGAGAGAGTATCAAGTGACCATCCACAAGATGAGGCATGAAATACTAAAACTTAAAGGACACAATGTTGAAAGATGCCACGAACTTTATGGAAAGATTTTAAACGAGTACGGAATCACTGAGGATGAACTTAAAAGCCCAATGAGGGACAGATCAATCGTCAATGTTAGACACGCTTTGTTTTATTATCTCAGGCATAGAAAGAATTTCAGCACCGTCAAGATAGGTTCAATCTTTAACCGTGACCATTCAAGCGTTATTAATGGATGTAAGAGAGTAGAGAATTGGCTCGACATTCCACAAGTGTACAGAGAGGAGTTAACCATATTAGAGTTAATCAATGGAGCTGACAGTCAGGAAGGGGCGTGAGTACGTTCACATAATCCTTGAGAATGACAAGCAAGTCATCTACTATGCCAAGAAATACATCAAACAAGGCTTTGAGGTTTACAGCATTTGTAATGATAAAAGAGTCGAAATAAAATGCAAGTAATAAATTTTAGCGGAGGCAGAACATCCGCATACATGACCAAAAGGCTAATTGATGAGGGTGGTGATTATTTAATCACCTTTCAGAATACAGGGAAAGAACTACCCCAAACACTTGACTTTGTACATGAGTGTGATAAGCGTTGGAATCTTGATATTGTGTGGCTCGAGTATAGACAACCAGCAACCTTTGAAGTGGTCACATATAAAACAGCATCTCGCAAGGGTGAGCCATTTGATGAACTTTTAAGACAACGACCTGCATCAATACCCAATCAGCAGTTTAGATTTTGCACTTTAGAAATGAAGATTAACACACTCAAGAGATACCTTAAAAGCATAGGAGTACACGAATACACTTCCTTTAATGGTATCCGCTATGATGAACCGAGAAGATGGCAGAAAATAAAAGCAACAGATTTAGACGTTGAGTTGCCTCTTGTTAAATGGAAAACCACAAAGGCTGAGGTATTAAGATGGTGGAGTAAACAAGATTTTGATTTACAAGTTAACGAGCCTTACGGAAATTGTGATTGTTGTTTTTTAAAAGGCAAAGGTAAACTTGCAATCATCGCCAAAGAGAAGCCTGAACTATTTGATTGGTGGATTGATAAAGAATCAGACGGTAAGCAATGGAAAAAGGAAATAACCTATCAAGCACTAAAGGACAAAGCACAAACTCAACTCGGTTTATGGGATGATGACCCAAGCTTTGAATGTTTTTGTAATGTGGACTAATCGTGTAAAACTTCATAAATACCTATTGAAATTGCAAAGAACTTTGACATATCAAAAAAGCCGACATCATAAACGAGCTGACAACAGCCGAATGGTTGAGGGAAGTTTGCGAGAAGATAGGGAAGCACCAAGCCAATGATTTGTATCAGGAGGTGTTTTTAATAATCTGCGAAAAGGATGAAGATTGGATACTTGAAAAATACAATAGCGGATATTGGGAAGGGCTTGTCATTCGCATCGTGGTCAATCAAGCCTATGGGCAATACACGAGGTTCAACAAACTATTTAAACAAGAGCCAATGCTTGACAGCTCTAAACTTGAAATACCTGATCATGATGTTGACTACCGAAAAGAAATACTGCACTACTGCATTGACATCGTACTTAGAGATTATGATTGGTATCACACAAAGATTTGGAAGTTGTATTCTGAAGGAGGTCGAAACATTAAACCAAAATCAGCACGATCAATCAGCAGAGCCACCGGCATCAGTAGGCACGAAATAGACAAAGTGATTAACGAGATTAAATACAAAGCGAACAAACAATTCAAAAAATATGAGCCTTACATTTGAG